CTCGAGCACCTCGACGAAGCCGCACACGCGCGACTCTGTGGTGTCCTGGGCCTGGTACTCGCCGACCGTCAGGCGCCCTGGAATGGCGACCGCGCCGGCCACCGAAATTGTCACGGGGAACAGGTTGGAGACCACGAGCGCGCACGTCGTCGCGTTGTAGGTGGCCATCGGGCAACCGTAGTTGCCGGCTTGGTACGGCGGCGTGAGCGCCGCATTAAAGAGCGGGTTGTGGTAGCCCACGAGGGCCACGCCCTGGCTCGTCTCGGCGATGCTGAGCGCTTGCAGCGGGCCGATGCCAACCGGGTGGTCCACCTGTGCGGTCGACGTGATCGTCGTCGTCGACACCGTGAAGCGCTCTGTGCGCGTGCCGACGCCGGTATCGAACGTGGCGAGGAAAAGACCATCGGTTCCGACCTTGCACACGTCCCATGGGCACGCGGGGCGGTAGCGCTCCTCTGGCACCGTCGCGTAGGCCGTAACGGCAAAGTGATCCACGGCGTTCTGAACGGCCGTCACAACGGGGGTGGCCACGAATGCAAGGCCCGATGCGCCGTACGAGTACAAGTGAAAGACGGCCTGTGCCTTGTTGACCAGGTGGTTGTGCGCGATGGCGACCACGATGCGGCTCAGGCTCGGGTAGACGATGAGCTTCGGGTAGATGCGCGCGGCGTTGGCGCCCGGGGCGCCGCCGCTGAACGTCTGCGATGTCTCCGAGACGAGCGCGAAGGTCGTGGCATCGTACTGCGAGAGCGTGAACGTGGATGCCGAGGCTGCGGAGCTCGAGCGCGTGACCTTCACGACGAAGAAGAAGCCTTCGGCTGCGCCGTAGTCCACGCATTCGTCGATGTTCCCCGCGTTGCCGTCAAGCACGATCACGTCGCCGATCACGTCGGAGGCGGGGCCGGTCGTCGTCCATCCGTTGGTGGCCGAGGTCGTGCTCGGCGTATACTGCCGCGCGGCATAGCCGCACTCGTTGGCGATGCGCGCGGGCGTCGTCGGGAACAGGTGCGCCCAGTTGTCGAGCGTGTTGTCTCGCGCGCGGTCGATCACGACGGTTTGCGCCGCCGCGCCGTAGGCCGCGATGGGGTCGCCTGCGTCGGCCGTGCCGCCGCTTGCCTTCGGCGGGTCCACGGGCTGGTAGCCCGTGCGCTTGCGCACGCTGCCCACGCGCTCGAGGCGCCCGTTCACGAGCTCGGAGAGCTGCGACGGCGGGACGCGCCACGCGTCCATGCTCTGGTCGATGCCGCCGCCGAAGTCGGCTCGAACGATAACGCCTTGACCGGGTTTGCTCTGCTCTGCCATGGCGTCACCATACCCAAATCTTCAGGCTGCACCCGGCCTGAACGTCAAACTGTACGCTACGCTCGTCCTCGCTGCGCGTGCGCGCAATGCGGTGGATGCGGTGGTTTCCGTCCACCTGGCAATCGACCACGACGAAGCCCTCCACCGGCCGGCCGAGCGTATGCGGGAACGTGTACGTGCCCGCGGCGGGGAACGTGAGTAGCTCGTTTCGGCTCCCGGTGCCGGTCGGCACGGTCAGGAGCTGCCCGCTGCCGAATGGCACTTGCTGCAAATCGTTGATGGCCTTGACCACCTCGTTCATGCGCGTGAAGCCCATCTGGCTCTGGCGCTGGGCGTCCGTTGTCGCGGCCTCGTCGGTGCGCAGCACGCGCGTCGGCACGGTGCGCAGCGTCGTAACGGTCTTGCCGACGAGCTCCGGGCGGCCGGTTAGTGGCTTTGCCATCGGTCAGGGCCGCGGGAGGAAGCGCGAGGGATCGGCGTCGTAGTAGTTGCCGCGGTATACGTCCGTCACGCGCTCGGTATTCTGCGTGGCGCGGAACGGCGCCAGGCGATCGATGCGCTGGCCAAGGCTGCTCACGAAGGAGAGCGCGAAGCTCGGGTCGACCTGCTCCTTTTGCTGCACGTAGGCGACCGCGCGCCATACGGCGTACTCCTCCCAGCCGTCCACGCCGTCGAACGCGTCCGCGTCGAGCACGAGACGCGCGCACGCTGGGATGTACCAGTGCCGCACCGTGTAGCCGCCCGTGGGGGCCGGCAGCAGGCTGAGGTTGTCCTGGATGATGCGGAAGGCCGCGGGCACGCCAGGATTGGGCGTACTGGTACCCAGGAGCGCCGCGCGCTCGTGGAACGAATACGAGCCCAGGCGCATGCGCGAGCCGCCGTAATCGAGCTCCACGTACAGCGTCTGGTAGTGGTCGGACGGCAGCGCGTAGGTCTCGCTGCCGGTCGTCGCGATGGTCTGCTCCTTCGCGTAATATTCCTGGCCGCGCGAGCCGATCAGCCGGTCGTAGAGCTCCGCGAGGCTCTGGTTAATGTACTCGTTAATCTCCGAGTCCGAGACGAACTGGTTACCAACAAGGTCGGCACGCAGCCGAACATCTGAGCGCATTTGTCCAAGCGTTCGACTGCGTGCCATCCTTACCTCACTCCGAGCAGGCCATGACGAACGCCTCGAGGGCGTCGGCGAGGGCTTCCTTGTCTCCGTCCTTGATCGCGGTCATCACGTCCGCGGCCAGGGCCTTCTTTTCCTCGGCGTAGTTCTCGGAGGCCGGGGCCTCCTCCTCGTCGTCCATTCCGCCCTTCGGCCCGCGGCCGAGAGCGATAAGAAGCGCGGGCTTCTTCATGGTCAGACCTGCGAGTTCTTGAGGATGAGCGTGAGGTTGATGCGGTTGTTCGCATCGGCGGCCACGTCCGCAAGGCCGGGGCTGCTGATGTCGAACACGCGCACGACGATGGTGCGCGCGTTGAGATCCACCGTGCCAATGTTCGCCACCACTTTGTCATCCGACGTGGCGAGCTGAAGCGTCGCCGTGCAGGAGAGAAGTGTAGGATACACATCGGCGAGCGTGACCGTGAAAAGACCGACGTTCGTGCGCGCGACGCTTGCAACGCCACGGCCACGAATGGAGGCTTGATCGACTGCGCTCGTGCCGTTAGGCGCGAACGACACACCGAGTACGACGACGCCCGGATCGGCGGCGCCCAGGAGCTGAACGAAAGAGCGGGCGGCCATCTGGGTTGTCCTCAGTAGGTGGTGGTCGCGAGGTAGTTGAAGCCGCGACCGTTGAAGGCCGGGGCGCGGCAGCGGAGGTTCGCGTAGCTGCCGATGCGGATCTGATACGCGTCGTCATCCGAGACGCGGAGGATCTGCTGGTTGTCGTAGTCGAGGATGTGCGGGGCCGCGTTCAGCGAGAAGAGATCCCACGAGTCGAGCTGGAGCGCGAAGATCTGCGATTGCGGCACGTTGATGTCGCTGACGCACTTCACCGGGCCAGCGTCGCCCATGAGGGTGACGGCCTGGAAGCCGATCTCCGCGTCCTCGATGCTCACGGCGCGGTCGTAGACCGTGCGCGAACCGAGGAACTTCACGAGGGACGCGAAGTCACGCGGGTTCATGAAGCAGTGGTCGGGACGGCCGCCTTCCGCGTTGATGTCGCTCGCGAGCTGGATGATCGCCTCGTCCGGCGCCGCGCCCGTGCAGTCGAGCGAGTTGCCCGCGAGGCTGGTGCGGTCGGTCGTGCGGGTCACGCCGTAGATCGCCGCCTGGAGCTGCGCACCAGCGTTGGCGCCCGTGACGGTGCCGGCCTGCGAGCCCGCGAGCCACTGGGTCACGCCCGTAACCACGCGGCTGTTCGTGAAAACCGTTGCGTCGTTGGTGGACTGCGTACGGTCACCAAAGCGGCTGATGTACTGGCCACCCGAGACGCCCGTGTTGCTCGAGAGCGTGATGGTGCCCGCCTTGCGGTCCACCGCGGTGACGAGGTACGGCACCGTGTTCGTGGAGTTGACCGGCGTGTCCATGAGGAACGACGACGAGGACCAAAGGGTCACCTGCTCGCCGAGGTCGAAGTTGAACGCATCCGAGGGCGTCGAGAGCGTCACGACGCTGCCCGAGATGCTGCCGACCTTGCCGGCCCACGCGCAGCCGTCGCGGAAGAGGTTGCGCGCGAGCGAACGCATCGCCGTCATCATGGCGAGGTCGATGGTGTCCTGGAAAAGGTCGACCATGGCGCCCTCGTCCATGACGGCGGCCTTCATGGCCTCGCCGCTGATCGTCGCGAGCGAGTAGTCCGTCTTGCGGGTCAGCGTGAAGGTCTTGTAGGTGTCCGAGTAGGACGTGGAGAGCTCGTTGCTCGCCTTCGCCGCGCTGAACAGCGCCGAGCCGCCCTGCGTGGTGTTGATGGTGAGCGGCACTTCGACGCTCTTGCCGACGAAGTTGGTCTTCTTCGCGAGCATGGCGAAGAAGGGGTTGGTCTTCCGGAGCTCACGGGGAACCGTGTAATCCGGGTAGAGGAACTTGATGATGTTGGTAGCGGTAGAAACGTCCAAAACGGCCATGTGAGACTCCGAAACAGGCGAGAGGGTGGTGAGGTCTCCCGCCTCGGAGAATCAGCCGCCGAGTCTGCCGGCCTTGAAGAGCTGCGCCACGTAATCCTTCCGGGCGTCGCGTGACATGCCGCGGAGGTCCGGGCTCGCCGTGCTCTTCTCGCCGGCCCTAGCGGTGCTCAGGGTGCGGGAGGTTCTCGGCTTGCCTGCTGCGGGGCCGTTGCCCGGTGCCGCGGCAGTGCTGGCGCCGCGTCGAGCTTCGCGCTCGCTGACGTGACGATACTCCTCGCTTGCCAGGTAGTCCAGCGCCTCGGCAATCTCTTGCAGGGTCGGCACCTTGCCGGTCTGCTTGTAGTACTGCTCCTGGAGCTGGTAGGCCTGCGCCTTCACGAGCTCCGGGTGCAGCTCGGCACGCGCTGCCAAGAACGGGAACTGCTCCTCCTGCTTGGCCATGCCGAAGAACTCGGCCTCGGCCTTCGCGCGGGTCTGCTCCATCTCGCGGGCCGTCTGGCCGCGGCGGTAGTCCTCGAGCTCCTTCCGCTGCGCCTCGAGCGCCTCGCGGAGCTCACGAAGCTGCGCATCCGGCGTACCCTCCATGGCCGCACGTTCCGTCAGGTCGCGCAGGTCCACGCCGAGCTCCTTCAGGCCCGCGAGCGGGTCGCGCGCCATGGCCTCGCGGGCCTTGCGGAGCTGCTCCACTTCGCGCCGCTCCATGTCGAGGCGCATCCGCTCGCGCTCGATTTCCATGCGCTGCGCCTCGGCCTCGCGGCGCATCCGGTTCGCCTTCTCGCGCGCGCGCACCACGGCCGCGAGCCGCGGCTCTTCGTCGGCCTCCTCGGTGGCCTCTTGCTGCGCCTCTGCGCCACGCAGGAGCGCCGGCGCTTCGTCCACGGCCTCGCCGTCGTCCTCGGCCTCTTCGGCCTCCTGGCGGGGCTCCGGTGCGGCCTGCGGGGCCGGTGCGGCCTTCGCGGGCTTCTGCGCGGCCTTGAGCGCGTCGAGGGCCGCCCTGCGGCGGTCTGCTCGGTCGTCTCCGTTGGTGCCGACGAACTGGGCCGCCTGCTCGGTCTGCTGCGAGCCGGTGGCGATGGGTGCGGTCATTTCGATCATGGGGTCTCCGCTAGGCTAGTGCGGGTGCCTGCCCGGCGAGCTGCGCCAGGTCAGGCGGGAGGCCCGCGCCGCCAGGAGCGGCGGGCGGGGCTGGAGGCTGGGACGCGGCTTGCAGGTCTTGCGCGCTCTGGATGTACCGGCGCAGGAGCTCGAGGGCCACGGGGTCGGCGTCGTTCAGGCGCGCGAGGTTGTAGGCCTTCACGCCGCGCTGGAGGATCATCGCCAGGTTGTCGAACGGCTCCGCGATGATCGGCACCTGGCGCACGAGGATCGCCTCGATGTTCCGGTCAATGATCTGGAGGTCGGAGAGGTCGAGATCCGTCTCGGCCTGGAGGTCGGGCAGGTCGAGCACTTCACGGAACTGCGGCACCGTGAGCGCGCCGAGCTGGAGGAGCTTCTCGGCCTGGTCGATGCGCGCGGCGAAGTCGCGGGCGAACTGGCTCGTCGGCATGACGCGGATCTCGTACTCGTCGTCATCCATGGCCACGTCGCGCCAGCGGATCGTCTGGGCGCGGCCCTTGCCCATGACGCGCACGGCGAACTTCGGGTTCTCCTCGGCCACGACGGCGCACGCGCGGATGGCGAGCTTGGCGATCTCGACGTGCCACGAGGCGAACGCGCGGTGCATGGCCAGGAAGCCCTCGGCCTCCACGTCGTCGAGCGTCTGGAGCGCGATGCCGCTCGTGACGCCGCCCGGCTTCTGGTTCGCCACGCTCATCGCCGAGGCGCCCGACATCTCGGTCATCATTGGGCCGAGGTCGGTGAAGTAGCGGTACAGGTCCGGCGCCACGGCCGGCGGGCTGAACGGCTGAATCTGGCCGGGGTTTGCGCGCCAGATTGTACCGGGCTCGTTGGTCATCTGCTCGGTCGAGAACTCCACGCCAGGCGCCACGATGAAGTGCGCCGAGCTCATGATTCGGAACGTGCGCTGGAGCTTCGCCGCGGTGAACTCGAGCTCGCGCTGGATGGGAAGCAGGAGCTTCGCCACCGGCACCGGGAAGAAGCCAACCGGCGGCGCGTAGAAGCGCAGCACGGCAACCGGGAACGTTGGCTCCGTCCACTCTTCGCTCAGGAGCTCGTGGCCTTCAATCGCGATGATGTGCCGCCCGGGCTTGTCCTCGGTGCCGAGGCTCCACGCCTCCACGACGCGCACGGCGTCGGGGTTGTACGTGCTCGTAAGGCGCGTGCTGCTCGTGTTTGCCGGCATCGGCGCGGCCATGATGGCCGATTCGCTCTCGGGAAACATGTCGGCGAGGGCGCCGCGGTCGAAGTCGTCCACGTAGTAGATTCGGCGAGGCATGCCGCCGTTACACTCCGCGTCACGCAGGTGCAGGCACCACGGCTTGAGGCGCTCGAAGTTGACGCGGCCAGCGTCCGGCGTGACCTTCACGGCCGCGAAGCCGCAAAGGAGCGCGTCGCGCACGCCGAGGTCGGCGATTTCGTCCATGCGCTCGGTCGCGAGCAGGCCTTCGAGAAAGAGCGAAAAGCCCTTAGCCTTCGCGCGGGTCGAGTAGTCGCCGCCCGTGCTCACGGCCTGCGGGAGGATCTTGTTTCGGATGATCTTCGCCTGCACCGTGTCGAGGATGCGCCGGTACTTGTTGGGCGTGAGCACCTCCTCGTCCACGCGGCGGTACGGGCTGCCGCGGCGGCCGTTGGTCGGCAGCTCCACGTCGTAGGCTTCGAGGTAGCGCGCGTAGGCGTCGAGGCGGCTCTCGCTGTTCGTCTGGAGCTCGCGCACGGTCGCCCACACGCCTTCCAGCGCCTGCTTGCCTTCGAGAGCCCACCATCTGATCGATTGAGTCGCCATCACCATCTCCGTTTTTGCTGCGACCGTCGCGCGGCCTCGTCGGCTGCGCGTTCCAGGCGAGCCGCTTCCGCTTCGTACCATGAGTCAGTGCCGCGTTCATGCGGCGCTGGCCGCTTGTCGGGAATGTGCTGCGCCGTGGCCAGCATGAGGCTCGGCACGAAGTCGCAGTGCCGGCCGTCGCCTCCGGTCGGCAGGTCGAGCCGGACGCCCTGCATCGTCGTCGTACGGCGGGCTCGGAGCACGTCCTCCCGCAGCACCGGGTGCGGGTGCATCTCCAGCCGGCCTTCGAGCAGGTCGGCCCGGAAGCGTGCGGCCTGTTCCCACCGGTCACGCGTCGGCGTCATGCGTGGGTACAGCGTCAGCCCGTGCTGCTGCGCGAGCTCTTGCAGCGGGTCGGCGCTCCACTGGTCGCACCACACCGCGGCGAGGCGGTAGCGCTGGGCGATGGCGGCGATCTCGCGCAGGATCTCCGAGGCCGAGAGGGGCTGATTGCGGCTGCCTACCCACTCGCGCGCGAGGTCCACGCGGCGCTTCTCGCCGTGGCGCGACATGACGATGAGCGTCCACGCGTTGCCTCGTGTGCCCGCGTCCATACCGGCCACGTAGCTGCGCAGCGGGTCGGCCTCGAGGTCGCCGGCCTGCCTCGTCGCCGCCGCGAGGGCGTCCGGTGGCACGAGCGCGCTCTCGGGTGCCGCAAACTCGGCCGCGCAGTCCACGCGGAACGCGTCCGGGTCGCTGGCGCGGAGCTCGTCCATGCGCTCGGGCGTCCAGTACACCGGATTCATCGCCCAGCCGGGAGCGCGCACCACAACGCGCTGCGCCGTTGGCTTGCGCCAGTCCTCTTGCACCTGTTCGAAGATCGGCCCGAAGGGCGCCCATGGGCTGCCGATGGATATGAACTGCGCGCCGGGTCGCAGGCGCCCGAGGATAACGCGGCGCGTTTCGTCGAAGTTCGCCACCGCTTCGCCTTCACCGGCCATGCGAGGCGCCTCGTCGACGATAACGCCGGCCATCCAGCGCGCGATGAGGCTCGAGCCTGCCCGCTTGCCTGCCACGGTGCAGATTTCGATGGGCCGGCCTGACGGGTGGAAGAGCTTGAGGCTGTCGGCCTTCGGCTCCTCCACGAGGAGCTCGCGGAGCACCGGAGAGGCCAGCACGGTGCCCGTCAGGTGCTGGTGCGCCACCTGCGCGAGGTCGAGGTCGAGGCTCAGGATCGGCACGCGCGGCACCTCGCCATGGCCGAGGCCTTCGAGGTCGACCGTCTGCGTCATGCGGATGGCCGCGGCCGCGGAGAGCATGGTCTTCGCGGAGCGGATGGCCGCAACGATGGTTACCTCACGAGGCCTGACGCCCACGAGCGGCGCCACGTCTCCCACGGCCTCGCGGAGCTCAGGCGTCGATGGGTCGAGCCGCGGGTCTCCGTCCACGAGGCGCGCGAGCTGGCGCTGGAGCGGCGTCGCCGTCTCCAGACCGAAGCCCAGCCGGTGCGTCAGCAGGCTCTCCAGTGAGCCCAGCACCTCGCTCCTCTGGTGCTGCCAGTACGCTCGAAGCAGAGGGGAAGCGGCAGTGCTCGACGCGCGACCACGGGAGGAGCGTGCAGCCATCGCCGACCGCATCACGAATCAGCACCCCAAAGGCCGAGCACGTCACACGCGAGACGGGGACGCGGATCGTTTCCATCATGCGCCCGTCGATGTGAACTCCCGACACCAAACGAATCAGAGCTTCCACGAATCACCTCCAAGCGCAGGCGCGCGCCGATACCGTTGCGCCTCGCGTCTTTGCTGACGAAACAGAACCACGAGACGCCGCCGATCGCAGCGGCCCAGCCGAGAAGCGTGTCCTCGTCGGTCTCCGAGCACGCCACGACGATATGCGAAGCGTTCAGCATCGCCCGCACCGTCAACGCGAGCTCCTCGCGGTCGACGCCGCGCACGAAGCGGGGCGCCTGCTTCAAGGCAGTGGCGGCTACGTACGCCGCATCGCTCTCGCGAGCTGGCCGCACCCGAATCATTCCGCGGTGCCCGTCGCAACGTGAGAAGCGCGCTCGCGTCGCGCCTTCTCCGCGATGACCATGCGCTCGAGCTCCTCGAGCGGAATCTCGCCGATCTGCGCGGTCTGCGCCTCGCGCTCTTGCCGCTTCATGTTCTCCCACGACATGTCACGCTTGCCGTACTGGTGCGGACGACGGCGTTCCAGCCACCAGCACGACACCTGCCACGTCGTCGCAGCATGCGTGCGAAGGTTCGCGATGTGCCACGCTTCCGCCTCGCCTTCGGCTTCCTTTACCTGGTGCGCGAAGTGCGCATACGGTTCGATCCCGTCGCGCCCCTTCTGCATCCATTGGTAGAACGTCCGGCGCTGAATTCCGCTCAGCTTTGCAGCACATTCCCGCGAGTTGCCCTCGCGCAAGAGCGCGCAGAGTCGCTCTACTTGCTCAGGCGTGCAGAGAGTTGGCCTACCCATGCGGTGCCTCTTCATTCTTCCACAGGTGCGCCCATGCTCGGCCCGCCTTGATGGACCGAACGTTGCGTGCGTTGCACGCAAAATCTTTTGCGATTTCGTGCGACACTTCACCGGCCAGCGCACGGCGGCGGATTTCTCGCACGTCGGCCTCGGTCAGTTTTGCGAATGGGTTCCGCTCGCCGATGCCGTGCGTTCCAT